CCCGCCGTGCCCGTCATCGACCAGCACGATCCGCGACAGCTGCACGCGTTCGGTTAGCTGCCCCGCGATCTCAGCGCCTTGCAGCCCGCTCATGCCTGCACGATTCCAAACGTGGTGCTAAGCGTGCCCAGGTACGCATGCACGCGCGTCAGCAGCGCGGGATCGTCACGGTGCGTGTAGTGCAGCAGCGCGACGTCAAGCACTGCCTGCCGTAGTTCCTGCGGCACCGATTCACCAGCGCCATACCCTGCCTCCACTTCCACATCCATGCCGCCAGCGCCGTAGGTGTAGCCGTAGATCACCAGCACGGCAGGCGCCACCGACAGCGCCGCGTCATACGACGTCACATCAAGCGTTGTGATCTCGCCGTAGGCGTCCAGCGTGCGCACTTCGCTGATCTCGGTAATCGGGATCAGCGGCAGTTCGACGCGCGTTGCAAACTGCGTCGTCAGCAGGAACGTGCCAGGTATCAGCACGTAGCCCGTGAACCGTTCGACCTCTTCGCGGGCCACCGTGATCAGGCGTTCCAACACCCTGCGTTCGCCTTCATCGGTGACCCGCGCCCAGGCCATCAGGTCATCACACGAGACAGGTTCGGCGCTGCCTTCAGCCACGCTGGTGCGACGCACGTTGATCCGTGTCATCGGCGTGGTTCCTTGCGCTTTGGCGGCACTGGCCGCTGCGGCTTGCGTGTGGCCTGCGCCGCTGGCGCTGGCGCCCTGTGCGTGGTGTCAGGCGCAGGCGGCACGACGCCCACATCTGGATCGACCAGCCCAGATCGCACGTCTTCCAATGGACGCATCAGCACGTCATCACGCGCCTCGGTGTGCGCCACGTCGGGATCGCGCGTGACCGTTACGCCAGGGTTGACGATGACAACGCGCTGACGCGCGTGTGCCCGTGTTGGCCACACCGCGTCAGCCGCAAGCCCCGCAGGCCGCTGATCGTTTGTCATGGCAGTGCCGTGCCTTACGTCAGCGACGTGACCTCACCGAACGCCGCAGGACGGTAGACCGCCAGCGCGAGCCGCTCTTCAGCGCGGATCGCCGTCAGGTTCTTGGTGAAGTAGTCCACGTGACTGTTGGATGCCTCGACCGCGATCCCGCCCTTGCGGAAAATCTGCGCCGCTGTCGAATAGGCACCGACAAGCGCCGTGTTGGCCGTCATCGCAGGCGTGACCACCACAGGCAGCCCCCACAGGCGGGGCGTGGGCAGCGAATTGAACGGGCCACCAGCCTGATAGTTCCCGTTCTCATCCTTCATCAGCACGACCGTCTGCCAGTTCAGCGGGTTCATGACCACGCCATCGGGCATGGTGAACGATGCGTTAGCAATCGCCATGACCTGCCGGAAGATCGCATCGGCGTTGTTTTCGGGATCGGTGCGCACCACATCAGCCGCCAGCCCGACGCGGTTACGCAGGCCAGTGATGTTGGCGCCCAGGCCATCACCGTTCAGCAGCTGATCCTCTTCCTCCTGCTGGACGAACAAGATCAGACGCCCATCGATGTAGCTACGCAGCTGCGGAATGTCATCCAACATTTCATCGGTGACAGGCAGCCACGTGGCGATCTTTTTGACGAGATCAGTCTTCTGCGTGAAGCCCAGCGCCGATTCAGGCTTGGCTGCGCCTTCAGCCACTGCCGTGGCGCCGTTGGTCGCAGTCGTCTCCTCCATGTAGATGACTGCGCTGGAATCGGTAGACCCAGGCGCCAACAGGTCAGCTACGACCAACCGCGCGAAACGCTTTTCAACGATGCCAGGGCGGTAGTCGGGCACGATCAGCGCGCCTGCGCCCGTGCTGTCAAGCAATGCGGCGCGGGGGCTGGCGTCGAGTTCGATCTGGCCAGACGTCCAGCCACGTGCGCGCGGGCGCCCCTTGATGGCATCGCGGTACACCGCCGACGTCACGAACTGTTCGCCCAGCGACAACACGCGCCGTGTCGTGGTGCCCGCAGGCAGGTTGACCTCGCGCAGCTGCTGCGCTTCACCGCCCGTGCTATCGAACGCCGCGATCTGCGAGCGCAGATCGTCGTCACCCAGCAGGGCATCGATCCGCGCCTTGATAGCCTTGGCAGCATCAAGGTGCGTCTGTACCTGTGCGCGTTCGTCTGCCGACAACTCGCGATTGTCCTTTTCGGCAGCGGTCATGAACGTATGTGCTTTCGCCAGTGCTTCATTTCGCTCTGACGTCAGCGTGCGATGGATCGGCAGCATCTGCATGGTGGGCTCCTGTCGCTATGTCGCGACGTCTTCAAGCTGTAGCTGCAGGCGCAGCAGGTCATCACTGCATGCACGTGCCTGCGTCTGTCGTGGGGTGCGCTGGCGGGCCTCGTCAATGGCGATGCGCAGGGCATCGGCTACTGTGCCGATGTCGGTCACCATTCCGACGTCAAGCGCCGCCGCAGCATCAACGATGCGACCGCGCCCGAACTGTTCACGTACTACGTCAACACCGCGACCGCGATTGCGCGCCACGCGCGACACAAAGCGCGTGTAATGCGTATCGATGCGCGCCTGCATGGCGTCGCGATCCTCTTCGCTTAACGGCTGGTAGGGGTTCGCTTCGGCTTTGAATTCGCCAGCCTTGACCAACGTCGGCACAATGCCTGCCTGTGCCAGTGCGCCTGACTGATCGAAATGCACGGCATAGACGCCGATGCTGCCGACCTCGGCATCACGCGATGCGACGATGCGCGAAGCACCAGACGCCAGCCAATACGCCGCCGACGCTGCCAGACCATCGGTGAACGCAATCACGGGCTTGGTTTTGTTCAGTTCGGCAATCTGATGCGCCGATTCATCGACGCCATAGACGCCGCCCCCAGGGGAATCGACGTGCAGCAGCACGGCGCGCACGCTGGCGTCATCGCGCACCGCCGCTAGCTGCGCCTGTAGGTCGTCTAGCGTGGTGTCACCAAACAGATCCGCCCACATGGATGCGCGCTTGGTGATGACGCCATGCACAGGGATCACCGCGACAGCATCGAACCGCTGCTGCGTGCGGGTTTGCTGCGGTTCCTTTGCGGCCAGTTCAGGCGAGGCTGCCATCGCAGCGCGCGAACGCAGGCGCGCCACGACCCGCGCGAACGCCCCAGGATCGATAGCCGCCAGCCCCGATTCATCAAACCAGACAGGGGTCATTGCGTGCGCTCCTGTGACGGTGCCAGCTGCGGCTGCACGGTCATGTTTAGCGGCATCGCGACGCGCGCAGCATCGCCGCCTAGCTTGGGCAGGTTCTGACGCGCGCGCACTTCGTCAACGGTCATCCAGGCGCGACCGCAGGCAGTGCTGTAGGCGTCCACTTGTTCCTCGAATGACCCCGCCAGTTTTTCGGCCAGATTGAACTCGAAATAGAACCGATCAGGCTGCGGGTATTCGCGCAGCAGGCATAGTTCTAGTTCTTCGGTCAGCATCGTTAGCCAGGGACCGAGACAATCTTGGTAAAGGTTCTGGTGCTGTTCCTTGATGTTGGCAAACGTGGCGTGATCCAGAATGCCGACCATCGGTAACGGGATGTGATACGCCCGTGCCACTTCCTCGCGCGATAGCTTCCAGCTGGCGATAGCTTCGGCATCGCGCATGCTGGACACGACAGGACGAAACGTCATGCCCTCGTCAAGCACGGGAATGCTGCCCGCCGCTTCAATGCCTGTGAACTTGCTGGCGAACTGTTCGCGGAAACGATCTCGCGCGTCGGGTGACATCTTGCCGGATTCGCGCGGGCGTTCGATGACGCCAGACAGCCGCGCGCCCTGCCGCCAAAACTGCATGCGCGCTGCCGATGCTGCCCGCGATTCCGCGATCACCGATTTCAGCGCTTCGAGCGCCGATGGCCCGCGCAACGGATCAACGGGATCGCTGTACCTGAAATGGATCACTTCGGTAGGCGGCAGGTCGATAAACCCGCCGTCAAGGTTGCTGTAGCGGTACATCTGCGGGATCAGATCGCCCGCCACTTGCATGCGTTCAGGCGGCACTGGCTGCAGCTGCGCGATCTCGCCGCCTGCGCGCCGTAGCTTCAGCCAGAACGCATGGTGATAGATGGCCAGATTCAGCACCGTCGTTTCGATCAGGCGGTAGCGCGTCCAATCGTGCGTTGGGTGCTGCAGCAGGACGATGGCAGGGTGGGTGCGCTGCCGCACCCGATCCCCATCGGGCATCAGTTCAAACAGATGCAGCCCCAGCTGCGCGATGTTGCGGGCCAGGAATTCGACCACCACCCTGACCTCGGGCTGTGCCCGATACAGGTAGGCGTAATCGACCGACCCCAGCGGGGTGGCCGCTGTGGTGTGCAGGTACTGGGGTGGGTAGTCGCTGCGCCGCTGCAGCTGCCCAAGGGATCGCACAATTGCCATGCTGGAAACCGGCGCCAGCTGTGGACCTGTTGCGCGCGCTGCTGGCAATCATTGCGATGGCAAGATCCCTGACGTGCCAGACAGGGACACCGCAACGACCAACAGACCAGCGCGCGCAACACAGCCGCTTGCTGCGCACGCTTGGCAGAATGCGGGCCAGCGCGGCACGTTGGGCAGTGTGTGTATGCGGGCGTTACCGTGAATATTCGGGCGTTCGCGGGCGTTTGCGGGTGTGGGGTTGCCGCAAACGACAACGGGGGCAGCAAGCGCATGGCGCGCCCGCTACCCCCGTCATCAACGACAGAACATGCAACGACCCCGACAGCCTACCACGCGTCAGGGACGCCGCCGAAACGGTGGCACATCCTCGGGCGGCAGCACGTCAGGCCGGAACACCAACACACGCCCCCCAGGTTCACGCCAGCTGCGCACGATGCCCAGCCGCACCCAGGCGCGCACGGTATCGAAGTGGCGCCCGCGAATGGCTGCCGCTTCCTTCATCGTGATCCACAGCTGGCGCTGTTGTTCGATGGGGCGTGTCATCACGGGAGTACCTGCAGAAATGCAACCTGCGCCTTATCGATCATCACTTCACCATCGATAGGCACAGGCTGATCACTGTTGCTGCGCAGCAAGCGCGCATCCTTGACGATCAGCCAACAGCCCGCACGCGTCCACAGCAAGCCCTCGACGGTGCCCTCGTCGTGCCGCATGTTGACCAGCACGCGCCGCCGTCGTCGTGGCAGCTGCGCCAGTTCAATGACCATGACCACCAGCGCCAGCGACAACACCACACACAACGCAATCAGCGTGATGACCATGTACCAGCCTCGACGGTATACGCGGGATCTTCATAGGCACTGGCGGCAGGCGCTTCCTGCAGCTGGGCGCGCTGCAGGGCCATGGCCAGAGCCACGATGGCATCGATCTTTTCTGGGTTCTTACGTTTGGACACTGCCAACTCGCCGCGCTGGCCTGTGTCCACAATCGCATTGCTGGCCATCCAGGCCAGCACGGGCTGCCCGTTGTGGCACAGCGTGCGCGATGTGACGGCATCCTCCAGTGCCCGCAGCCCCACATTCAAGGCGTAGCCCTGCGGCTGCTGCAGTAGCACCACGTGGGGCATGTCTAGCTGCTGCACCAGCGGCGCCGCGAAACGCTCGTCATACGCGATCTCGGCTACGTTCCATTCAGCTGACAGCTGCTGCACATCGGCCGCGATGCGTTCAAAATCGGACACGTCACCGCTGGTAATCTCGAGAGCGCCTGCCGCCTGCCAGCTGGCATACGGGCGCCCCCGGTAGCGTTCGCGCGCCCCTTCGGGCAGCCAGATCCGACAGCGCACGACGACGCGCCCATCAGCCAGGGGCGTGACCGCAACGAATGCTGACATGTCCGATTTCAGACCCAGATCCAGACCCGCATACGACACGCGCCCCTGCACGTCGTCATCGTCTGCCGTCTGGCAGCGCGCCCAGGCGCGCATGTCCAGCCACCGCACATCAGTGGTGGTCCATTGATTCAGGTAGACGCGCCTAAACGTGTTTTCGAGTTCTGGCTTGGTCTGGGCTTGCCGCGCCAGATCGCGCATGTCGTCAATATCGCGGAATGGATGCTCGCCCTGCAGCGCGGGGTTTGCTTTGTACCATTCGCGTTCGTCCAGCCAGTCAGCCGTTTCTGGCGTTTCGTACAGGCACTGGTAGAACGATGGATCAGTGACGATGCCGTCACGCACTTTGCGTGCGTAATCCCACAGTTCCCAACAGACTGACGTCAGGTCAAACCCCGCCGTGGTAATGGCGATCATCAACGGTTCACGACGGGCGCCCATCGACGTGCGCAACACGTCCCACAGATCGCGTGATGGCGCCGCGTGCAATTCGTCGTAAATCACCATCGACGCGTTAAACCCATGCTTTGAATACGCCTCGGCCGATAACGCCTGATAGAAACTGCGCGTGACCGTGTCCTGCATGCGTTTCTGGGCGTACTGAATATCAATGCGTTCGCGCAGTTCCTCGTCCTGTTCGACCATCGCCGCAGCGGCATTGAAGACCTGCGCCGCCTGCTGTTTTTCGTTGGCGGCACTGTAGACCTGCGCCCGCTTGATGCCGTCACCGATCAGCCCGTACAGCGCAAACGCCGCGCATAGTTCCGTCTTGCCGTTTTTGCGCGGGATGCCGATCAGCCCCGTGCGATAGGCGCGCCGCGTCGGATCGTCGTAACGCACCCGCCCGAACACTTCGCGCACGATCTCGCGCTGCCAGGGACGCAGATCGAACGGGCGCCCCGCCCAGGCTTCCAAGCCATCGGTTGACAGCGTCAGCCCTTCGATGAACGCCTGCGCATGATCGGCGCGCCGCTTGTCCAATCGACCACGCCGCAGCGCCAACGCGCCATCGTGGGGTGCGCTCATGTGGTCACCGTGGCCCCGCTAGCACGTCCCACTTGCGCTGTGGTGCTGCCTTGCTGCTGCCAAACACCTTGATCGCTGTTGCAGGCGTCAGCCCGAACTCGCCCAGCGCCCGCGTCAGCGTCGCTGCCAGTTCGTTTAGCCGCTTCAGGATCGGTGCCTCGACGACGACGACACGCGCGCCCCGCTGTTCGGTCGCAAACGCCTTGAACTTCAGCTGCGCGAACTGTTCACGCGCCCGCTGGTAGTCAGCCGACATGCACGCCAGCACCGCCAGCGCTGGCCCGTATTCGTGCGCCATGATGCCGTGCGTTTGCAGATGCGTCGTCAACGTGGCCCAGTAGGTTTGGGCCAGCGGGTCAAGCTGCAGAACCTCGGGCATCGTCGGCACGCCCATGGTGAATTTCTGATTGGGCGCCAGCCCGCCCACCAAGTGCAGCGGCTTGGGCTTGGGTTTGCGTCCGCTGTTTTTGTTGCCTGACATCGTCATCACCCTCCCTGCTGATTGCCGCCGATCCATTCGTGCCCGCAGTTCGGGCATCGGTGCTGTGTCGTGCTGGCCGCAGGTTCGTTGTCAGCCGCAGGCGTCAGCGCATCAGCACCCCACTGCCGCGCCAGTTCGGCATCGGAAAAATACGGCGATAGATCCACGCCTGCCTCCTGCGCACGCTTCAGGCTGTCACCATCCCAGGCCAGACCAACCTCGCCCGTGCGGTTGTCCGCGATAGCCAGCGCCCGCGCGTTCGCATCACGCGACAGGTCCAGATCGATCCGCTGCACCGCCACCAGCTGCGTGCCGTCTGTCGGCACGATGATGACGTCGCGTAACCCGATGCTGGCTGCCGCTTCAGCCGTTTTGTTGCCCGCGATGATCCGCCCGTGCTTGTCCAGCAAGATCGAACGCCCCGCGCCAAGATGCTGCACGCTGTGTTCAAGCAACCCCACGCCCCGCTCCGTGCCCGCGTTGTTGTTGTCGGGATCGGGTTGCAGTTCATCCAGCCGCCCCGCCCGCACATCAGGCAGGGTGCGCAATTGCTTC